CATAATCTAAAACAGCCGTCATTACTGACGGCCGATAGCTTGTTAATATTTAACCGGGCTTGATGCAAGGTATTTATTTACCATAAGCGCTACCTTAAATACAATAGCGTCATCAAATTCTCTAAGGTCAAGACCTGTGAGTTTTTTGATTTTTTCAAGCATGATTTCACTCCTTTAATGGCAGCTCACGACAACGATTGTACAATTCTGTCCCGGTACCGTTGCCACCCAAACGGTGGTAATTTTCGTATAGATGTTCCAGATTTTTTAACTCCTCGGTACTAATTCTTTTAGCAGCAATGTAATTCTGGCAAAGTTGAAACAAGCGATCGTACAATATGGCCAAAAGAGCCTTTTCGTACAAGTTTTGTTTTATCACCATTGTCGCCACTGCTACCCAAAGCTTATTACTTAATCTGGCAACGATAAAAACCAACAGCGTATATAAAGCCGGCTGCCAATAGCTGTTTATAAACTCCTGCATTTTACCTCCTGCTATAATCTCCATAAGGAGAGTGATATTTTGAATACTAAAAAAAGAAAACGTATGAAGCTACCAAATGGCTTTGGTAGTGTTGTGCTACGCACTGACGGCAACCGCCGCCGTCCCTGGTCTGTAAAAGTCACGGTCAATGGCCGTCAAAAATCTATTGGTGACACTGCTACTGAGATTGAAGGACTTGCTTTGCTCGCAGAGTATCATAAAAATCCTTCCCTTTTCGCACCAACGCTGATCACCTTTTCAGAGGTCTTTGAGTTGATGCGGGCTGAGCGATTTCCCAAATTGGCTAAAACTACACAGGTCAATTACCTTTCGGCATACAAGCACTGCAATAGATTGTATAGCAAGAAGTTTGCCGAGTTAAAAATTGGTGACCTGCAGGCCGTTATTCGTGATACACGTAACGCCGGCGCTCACTACGCTATGCAAAAGAAGGTTAGACAGGTATTACATCATATGTACACATATGCCGTAAAATATGAAATTATTGACCCTGCCGCCAACATTAGCCAATACATAGACATTGATCAGCACGTGGTTAAATACCCTAAAACACCTTTTAACACTCGACAGATAAACAGAGTAAAAAAACTCGGTGATAAATGGGCTATGACGGTGCTCATGATGATATACGCTGGTGTTCGTACGTCCGAACTGCTATCTGTCGTTAAAACAGACGTCAAACTGCGACAGCGATATTTTATCGTTCGAGAGTCAAAAACTGCTGCCGGTCGAAATCGTGCTGTGCCAATATCAAAAAAAACTATACCCTATTTTGAATTTTGGATGCAGCAGCCAGGTAAATATCTCATTACTACAGACGAAGGCAGTCAACTTACTTACCATCAATACCGAACACGCTTCGATTCTGTCATGGCCGCTAGTAGATGTAAGCATACGCCGCACGAATGCCGCCACACCTGTGCTACCATGCTAGATAATGCTGGCGCTAACGATACGGCGATCAAACGTATTCTCGGACATGCCAGTCAAGGAGTTACTAAGAGAGTTTATACCCATAAATCCCTCCATGAGCTAAAAAAGGCTATAGACCTCATTTGACAGCCTTGAGTGGTATTAACCCGGCACGAATTTACGCAACAAAAAAGCCTGTATCCCTTGGTTTATCAGGATCGCAGGCGGTTTGAATTCGGTATGATATTTTTGCATTTTATTATTACCTCATAAAGCTAGTATCCATGCGCTTTCAACCATTTTACCAAGATATTTTGACAAGATCTTCTTCTGTTTTTGCATTTTCCACACGATCCTCCAACTCATACAATTTTGCATAGACACTTTCTTGATATATACCAGCTTCAGATAATGCAGCTTCAAACATTTCCGGATTATGTACTGTAAACACTTTTTCGCTAAGATCATCTTTATTCACATAGACATTATAACGAGTAGTGCCTGTAATTTTAGCTCTGTTATATGATGCCATGAAGTCTACCTGGCTATCTTTATCTGTATCATACCCATAAACCTTACCATCCGTCTGTTCCACCCATACAGGTAAATATAAGTCTTTAATATATCCAAGTTTTATTTCATGTAGTTTCTGTTCCTTCAATTCTTCTAATGATGGTACATAAACATATTCTTTTGGCTCTCCCGCATTATTATCCCATCGATATTCTTTGCCGTCCGAAGCATTACCAGACATTTTTAGATATTGGTCATAATTGACTTCAGTAAATCCTTCTACTGAAGGCTCAAATATTTCATCTGTATAACCTACAACTTTTTCTACTTGTTTATACTGTCCTGTAGGTATTTTTGTTTCAGGCACACTTACGGCTTCCGCATTATCATTCACATCTCCATGAGCAGGAATAGTTAAAAAGATTTCTTCCCCCTGCTCATACTCAATTATGGGTTTTTTAGGTGTGATTTTAAGATTATGATCTTCTATCAGGGTATCAATTCTATTCCCTGCTTCGTCAAATTTCAAAAAAATTCTACAGTCTGCTATATTAGCTGGCATTTTTATTACTTCCTTTCAATTCAATTTTTATTTTGGTTAAACAGTGGGGATATTGTTCATCACGTACAGCAACATTTCCAATTCCGTTTCCAACTGCGGCACGATTCATTGTTGCCATACCAAAAACTACAAGCACGTCAGCTACGGCAACTGGAGCAGAATATTTAGGCACTACCAGTGTTAATTTATACCTTCATGGAACTTCTGGCTGGTATTTCGTTGGCGGCCATTGAACAGTGGGGAGCTAGTGGATATGCAGTTACTTTCCCGATAGCTTTTAACGTTGTTTACAATGTTCTTTCGATCCCTCAGACAACTGCTAGCACATCCAATGCATATTGGGGCAGATTTTATATAACTGCTCTTACTAAAAATGGTTTCAATGTTAGCGATACTGGTGCTGGCAGCAATAGATGGATTGCTATCGGTTCTGCATAGCCACAGTGGGGAAAATATACCAATTCTGGTAATGATCGTGTTATAACGTATCCTATTGCGTTCAGTGAGTTATATTATGCGAATGTAATTTCACCAGATAACTGTGAAACTTTCGTCTATGGCATAAGCAACACTAATATTAATTACAGACTTTGTAATGGGTATAATGATGATCGCTGGAACGGAACGCAGACGTCAAGGTTGTTCGCTGTAGGACGGTAAACAGTGGGGAAAAACAATTAGTGGGAACAATGTAAAGACCAAATTTCCTATTGCTTTTACAGCTTTTTGTATGCTTTCAGTTAGCGTTAACAGTTCTAATGGTAATGCGGCAGAAAGTGTGTTCCGAAATGGCTTTGGTTATACTAATAAAACATTATCGGATTGGATATTAAGAGGTCCCACTGGTGATGCAACTTACTTTGCCGACTATATTGCAATAGGCTGTTAGCCACAGTGGAGAAATAACCCTGGTTTATGGGCAATACCATTCACAGAATTTGTTGCTGGCGGCATTACCATGACACGCACAGGCTCGCAATCATCGGGAGTTTGGTATGGTGATTCCGGAACAATTTCACTAACTGGTTATACAGCTTCATGCGCAACAAATGAAAGTTGGGTATCAAATATTAGCGGATCTGCAATAGCAGTAGGCCTTTAAACAGTGGGGAATAAATACTGGCGGGGCAGTGCGAACTTCTACATTACCAATACCATTTACAAACGTGTTCCTTGCAGTTGCATCTACTTCTAGCGAATGGTGCTGCCCTGGATGTTCTGCAACGAATACTACTGTTACAACTCGTGCATATCAGTCAAATAGACCTGATGTAGCCCAGCCTAATGATGTTAACTGGATTATAATTGGGTGTTAGCCACAGTGGGGAAAAATCTTAGGAGATACTGTTAATCTTAAGATAATAAACTTCCCTGTTTCGTTCAACGAATGCTTTGGTGGTTTAGCTTTATTCAACGGAGATCCGGTCGCTGCTGCAGAATACGCAACAATAACTGACATAACTAATACTAATTTTAAAATTTATATGTATGCCAATAACGCTGGTACTGGTTATGCAAATGCAAACATTTTCTATTTGTTTTTAGGTGCTTAGCAACAGTGGGAAATTAAGACTGAGCCATATGGACGTGTAACCTTCCCAATCAGCTTCCAGGCTTGCTTTGGTGTCATTACACATTTCAATTCTGATCCAACAAATTACGCTGAAACTAGCTCAGTTACAAATTTTTCTAACACTGATTTTTATGTCGTATTTTACTTCAACAACTCTGGTTCTAATGCCGCTGGCTCGCAAGTTTTTTGGGTAGCAATAGGCAACAGCTAATCTCATACACCTATTACGATGAAATTTCCGTTTAATACATAGTCTGGAGTTATGCAAGACAGTCCAGTCAATGTTACATTTGCATTGTCTCCATACCATGTACCAGTTCCGCTTCCTCTGATAAATAGCGTTGCCGCACTGCAAAAATTTGTAAATGCGATAGGGAAATCTGCTCTATTGTTTGATATTTTTCCCCACTGTTTATTGTCCAACGACAAACCAGTAGATGCCTGTCTTTCCACCGCCATTGTTATCTCTTAACTCTATTGTTTGCTTGTCGGTAGGTTTGATACCAATAGTAACCGTCCCAGAATCATTTGCTGCACCTACATAACCACCCTTCTTAAAAGCAATAGGTAATTTAACAGTACTTTGATGAGTATTATTATGCTCTTTAAATCCCCACTGTTTAGATACCGATTGCAATAACATAAGACGCCCAATAGCAGCTACCTAAATTAATCTGTTTTATAGTGGCGCTAGGAATAGCTATTTCATCCCAAGATGGGTCTCTTCCACTTACACCATAAGCTGTTCTCATGGCTGCATAAAGAGTTGTAAACATTATTGGAAACGTGAAAGTAGTATTAGCGTTTCTAGCAATAAATCCCCACTGTTTACTCGACCCCAAGGGCGATATAAAG